ACTCCGTTTATCATCCATGATAAATCGTACATTCTACCTTTCGAATCTTTGGTGGAAACAACGCCTTTTTTAAAGTCTTGCTTGATTGATAATGACTCGTTTAAGTATTTAAGTACTTTTAACTGAAAAGAGGGCGTGAAAGTCACGCTCTCTGCTCTTGAGATCAAATCTAACAGCGCCTTTGACTCTTTCAGTAAACTTACTCGTCTTTTATAAATATTCGCCTCTGAGATTGACACAGAGACAAATAGATTTGAGAACAACTTACCGTAATTAACCATTTACCAACCTGACGCTTCTATCTACATAAACGGAGATATATGCAAAAGCTCTATCGCTTATACCCAAGTTAAGTTGCTTTGTTGTTCTAAAGAAGCTTGTCGACTCGCCAACGCTTCGAGATATGATTCCCGTATCTCTTAACTTCTTCTCTGGTTGACCGTCGAGTAGGTAATCAGCATGTAGTATTTGTGCGCGTAAGAATTGGCGCTTTATTCTCACCTCTAGTGAGTTTATATATTCTCGCGTAAAGCTAGTAGAGTTTATATATGGGTCAAATCGAATGCTTAAGTTGAATAAACCAATGGCTTCATATGCTTCGACCAGTGCGGTCTTTCTTAACTCTTGATCTGCGGCGTACCAACCTTCTAAGCTAGAAAGATCTGGTATTTCCATTAACACTTCCGCGTAATTTCCGAAAGAGTTCTCACCTGGAACTAACCTGGACTCTCTGATGATGTAATATTCTCTATTTTGAGAGTGTGTCACTTCATCTAAATCAACTAGGTTTAGAGTTACTAGTCTTATGCCTTTGGTTTTATCTTCCGACAAACTGTTTATTGCAGAGTCGACAATATAATTGAAAGCTACACCAGACAGATTCGCCTCACTAAGCGTGTAGTCTAGTAAAACATTTTCACCTTCGTCTAGTATTCTCAACTGACCGGAGACAACGTCGGAACTCATATCAAAGCTCAGTTTGTTTCTTTTGCTTGGTAAGTAACTTTCAATCATAATTATTTCTCTTATTTTTGAGCTTGCAGTATGCCTTGTATCATTTTACTGATAGAGGTCGCTTTAACGCCAAGTGGGTCGCCTATTAAGCGTAAGCCCAGTAAGCCTTCACTTGATGCAATAGCCGCAAGTTGTGCTTCCGTATATGTTTCGGAGTCCGAACTCTCGTCTACTAATTCCGCCTCTGTATCAACGTCTAGATTCATTTCAACTTGAGCGGGTTTTACTTTGGGTCGAAGAACGCTATCCATCGAAGAAGCGCGATTTATTTGAAGATTGTCATCAACGTTTACAATCCTAACCAAAGAACCTAAACGTTCTGCGTCTCTTTGACTTAACGAGCCAATGCTTACGCCATCTTTAAATTCATAACCACACATGAAATCTGAAAACTTTTCGTAACCTTTTTGGTCTATTTTTACGATAGGCATGAAATACCCCTTTGTTAGTTGTAAAAAAAAGGCTGGCTATATGCCAGCCTTCGCTTTAACGAATAATTTCTTAAACGTTAGAAATACCTGCAAGTTTAGCAACAGAGGCAGTCGACTTAAGGCAGCTACCAACATACTGTTTAATACGAGTACGAGTTGCGTCTTTGTTCTGAACTGTGCCTAAATCTTCCATGCGGAATCCAGCTGGACCACCACCGAAAATCATGTGGAAACCAACAGCAGGGTCAAAGTTAACCGCGTAGATAGAGCAAGTGTCAGTACCAGCAAGATCAACGTTTCCAGCGATATAATCATTAACAAGAATCGGTGTACCGTCATGTGCCGGAACATAACCGAAGTCTTTGATCATGATCTGATCAGGAGTAATGCCGCCTGCTTGACGTAAAAGCGTCTTATAAGCGCGGTAAGTACCCTTACGCATGATAATTGCGTCAGTGCCTGTATCAACTGCATCTAACAACTCGTCAATTTGAGACAAAGTTAATGCGTTTGCTGATGCGCCACCGATAACGCGATCAAGAGCTACTAACTTGTCCAAGCCATTAAAGTGCTTAGAGTTAGTCGCTTCATCACCATTAATCAAAAGATCACGGAAGTCGCGAGACATACCCTTAACTTTTGATGCGATTTGAATCGACTTCTGGCTGTTGATGTTGCTCATAGTACCGTCTAAGAACTTATCAACATCTACGTCACCAGCATTGATCTTCAATGTGGTCGTAATTTGTTCAAAGTCACTAGTTGATTCTGGAACAATTTCGTTCGGATCAAGCCATGCGCCTTTCGCTAGAGTCTTCTCGCGATTATAAACGTAAGCCTTACCGTCAATTGGTTGAAAGTCCAACATCCCAAACATTTGATCGGTTGTGTAGAATTCTTCAATTACACCACGCAACATATCGTTTTGAGACAACTTTTCTGCTTCTGCTTTAAGTAATGCCATCTGTTATTTCCTCTTAGATGTATTATGTCAATGTTGACATAAACTAAATCAAGAGTTACCTGCGTCCAAACCGACTCTGATACGACTTAGCCCGAAAGCTTGGGTTGTGTCATTTTCACCTCTTCGACCATTTGAATCTGAGTTAGTACCCAAATTTTCTTTGGCGCGTAAGATTGTGTCTTTATCTGGATCAGACTCTACGATTTTCGTTAATGCCGATTCAAAATTTAAAGGTTTTCCATTAGCGTCAACTAAAATGTTGCGCTTACTAGCACCTCTAGGGTTATCAAACGCTTGAACCTGACCCTCAACTACATCGAAATGATCGCCATAAAGCTTTCTAATCTTTGCCGAAGATGGGATCAAATCATCCGATACGTATCTAGAAGAACTGAATGCACTACCGATAGTTAATTCTTCGATAACACCTTCCGCCTTCTGGTATTTGGAAACAAGATCGTCGTATTTGGTCGAAACCTCACCAACTTTTTTATCTGCTTCCTGGCGCTGCAATTCAATAATTTGTTGCTTCTCAGACTCATACTGCTCGGATAAACTTTGCTTCAATGAAGCCCAGTCACCCTTGCCTTCCAATTCTTGTTCTTGGCGCTCTTTGCGCTCCTGAACCATTTGCTTGAATAGGTCAACATCAATACCGTCGTAACTCTTGAGCTTGTTTTGAATCTCTTCAAGTTGCTTGCTCTTTACTGAGTCTGATTCAGTCAATTCTTTAATTCGTTGCTTCTTTGCCATCACCTCTTTAAGTAAAGTGTCGTCCTCTAATTTCTCAGCAGGTGCATCTTCTAATTTAGGTGTTGGGTCGCCTGTCATACCATCGTCACTACCTTCATCACCTGCTGGTGATTGAAGACGGTTCGATAGACCCATGTAAAATAATTTGTTTAAATTCATGCTAGTTAACCCTTATCCTGTCTCTCGGATATAAAGTGCGTTTAAAATTTGCTCTGTCTCTTGAGCGTTCATGTTTCGTGGCTTTAGCTAGACTTGCGCTAGTTTTTGCTATTACCGTTTTTCTTGATTCTGCTCGTTCGGTCTTGCTTTGTTGAACGGGTCTGAATCAGGATCTTTTTCACCCATCATTACATCCATTGCATCTTTCATTTCGTCAATGGCTAAGAACAATTCTTTCTTAGTTTTGTCGTCAATGAACGGGTACATCTTGGTTACGCTTCTCTTCAACTGATGTTGCTTCATGAGAAGTGGAGTAGTAATTTCTTCTAAGCGTTGTGAAATGTTTAATTCATCGCCAAAATCTCTTGTGTCGTAAGATTTTGGGTATTTAACATATTTCTCGCCTGCGTTAAGATATGCTACTGCTTTGGAGTCACCGACCCATTTCGCAACCATCTCGCACAACTTGTTTTCGAATCTTTCTAAAGACTTACCCTTGTTAGCAAGCAAGCTATTCACTCGCTCAAAGTCATAAGCTTTAGCAACTCCGCTTGAGTTATCTATACCCGAAGAGTTATCTTGCTTTGTTCTTTCACCTGCAACGCCTACGGAATGATATATTTCGTTTATAATTTGGCGAATTGCTGTGATGATTAATTCTGCTTGTTTGGGGTCAGGTGATAAGAAAAATGGAGCTGCACCACCTTCGCCGTCATACAAGAAAACTCGCTTCTTGCCGACTTCTAATATCTGGTTTCTTGAAGTGACATCCTCTTCGCTATTGCTCGTTAGTAATGCGGCTTGTGCTGGCATTGCTAGTTGAGAAAACGTCTGATCTTGAATTATCGCGTCAAGATTAGAAAGATAGTTAGCTACCGCCCGATCCAAATACGCTATGTCTTCAATCAGTGAAGATGATGTGTAGTCTTCGCTTGAGGTGATATCGTCAAGTGGAATTATCGGTACGCAACCTAAATTAGTTACACCTGACTTGGTCTGAATCAGCACCTCTTTATCGTTTGGCTC